GGGTCGTCGCTCCGTCGATTGTCTCGCTGGCGTTGCCGTCGATTGTGATGAGTTTCGTCAACCCGCCAGCCATGCGGAATCCGATCAGCTTGCCCGCGTTGCCGGATGCGGCAGGTAAGGTCACGGTGTAGTTCGCCGTCGTGCCTGAACAAACGTGCATGCGGCTGATGGTCGCCGTCGCTGTGGTCGTGACGCTGATTTCCGCAGCGGTCAGGGTGGAAAGCATGTCCCCGCTTCCTCCTGTCAGTCCAAGCTGCGCGACGACCGACGCGACGCGGATTGCAGATTCGTGAGTGGTGAGCGGATAGACCGAGCCGTGGCGGAAAACCGACCCGTCCATGGTGATGCCGGTGAGGGCTCCCCATCCGCTCAACATCGAAGCGGATTCCGCATATTCGATGCCGGTCCCGGCAAGGTAGCGGTCCACGTAGAGCCGGAAGCCGGTCGTGGTTTTGTTGACGACGATCCCCTCCAAGTCAGCGCCCCAGCCTGCCCAGTCTCCTGTTTCGACCAACGAAAAGCCTGAATCAGGCGAGGTCGAGCTGGCGACTTCGATGTAATCGTCATACTCCTCTTTAACCCAAAGGTAATAGGTCGAGCCGTCTTTGATGACCCAAGGGTCGATGTAGTGTTTCGTCCCTGCCGCGCGAGAGAGGATCGCGGTGGGCGCTCCCCATGACGACAGCGCGGAGTTGCCGAGCAGATGGTAGATTGAGAACTCCCCGTAGGTGTCGGTCACTGATCCATCGTTGCCCGCCACGTAGGCATGCACGGTGTCGTCGGTGTCGATGAACAGTTGAGGCGACCATACGCGGCTTAGGCCGGAAATTGCCGACAGGCTAACGGTGGCGTGCGAGGTCCACGTCAGGAGGTCCGTCGATTTGTAGATCGTGAAACTCGTCGTCGTGTTGAACGAGTTGTTTGTGAAGGCACAATACCAGACGCCGTTCCGCAGGATGATGGAGGGATCGCGAAGGGTGTTGTTAGGCCCGTCCATTAGGTCGGTCGCAAACTGCACGAAGGTTTTCCCGTCGAAAGAAATTGCGAGTTGCAGGGATTCCGATGCGGTCGTGAAATACGCGCCAAGGCATGGAGCGGAAGGTGCCAGGTCAAACCCGAGAGCGTTTTGAATGCCGGATTTCTGCGCGGTCGTCAGGGTTTCAAGTGCGAGGGCCATGGTGTCAGGAGGTGTAGGTGAGTTGTTCGGATCCGTAGGTCAGGCCTTCGCCGCCGTAGGTGAGAGCGCCGGCCGGGAGTCCAGGGTCCGCTTCGACGTAGGTGACTTGGTTGGAATCGGAGACGAGGTCTTTCGCCCCGTTGATGGCGGTGGTGCGGAGGATGAAAGCGTCGCCGCCGGTGGCGTCGCCGGTGTAGGCGGCGGCGGTCTGTCCGCTGACCGGGCTGCCGTTGCGGAGCCATTGGAGGGCGACGGATTGGACGAAGTCGAAGGCGGCGGCGGAGACGCGGTAGGGCAGGAGGAGGCCAGAGCCGGACAGGGCGATGACGGCGGCGGCGAGTTCGACCGGGGTGAAATTGACCTGGACGCTGGTGGACGCCTTGGTCCGGCTGCCGAATTCGTCGGTGGCGGTGACGCGGACCTGGTAGCTGCCCTCTTCGTCCGAGCCGATCGTGTAAGGGGAGCTAGTGTCGACCTCGACGCCATTGAGGCGGAGGCTGGAGGTGTAGCCGGAAATGGTGCCGAGCGTGGTCCATGTCCCGTTGTTCCAGCTCAGGCTGTCGCCGGGCTCGCCGTCGCCGGTGAGGGTGAGGACCGGGCGGACGGTATTGACCGGCCCGGGTGGCACGGTGCCGATGCTCAGGACGCCGGCGTGGCCGACTCCCTGGCGACCGACGCCGGGATGATTCCGGCGGCTCATTCGGAAGGGAGGATGGTGAAGCCGATGGTGGCGGCGGTGGAGCCGGTGAGGACTCCGCGGACGATGCAGGCGGGAAGGGCGAAGGAAAACATCCCTTCATCGGTGAGGGCGAGGTCGTCGCCGGCGTCGTCGGTGAGGGTGATCCAGTTCGCGCCGGCGTCGAAGGAGGCCTCCACGGTGAAGGTGCCGCTGCCGAAGGTGCCCTGGGCGGCGGCGACGCCGGCGCCTACGGTCCAGGCGAGGGAGGAGGAGGTGGCTGCTGCGGTGGTCAGGGTAATCATGAGGTGGCGTGGTTAGATCTGGAGGATGCCGCGGGAATACCGGGCCGCGATGACGCTGGACTTGGCGCGGCGCCAGGCGGGGCCGCTGTTTTCGTTGGACATGGATTCCCGGGCGTCCGCGGTGAAGGCGGCGGGAAGGGCGAGCTGGGCGAAAGAGGCGGCGGCGGCCTGCGACATGGCGACGTCATGGGCGACGGCCTTGGCGAGGCGGGTGGCGAGGGAAAGGGCGAGGGCATCCACAAAGAGCGGATCCCAGGAGGTGACGGGGACGGCGTTGGAGACGTAGAGGAGGGTGACGGCGGTGAGGTCGCGGACGAGGATCTGCCGGCCCTCCACGGCGAATTCCTGGTGGGGGCGGTAGGGGTTATCGGTGGGCAGGGAAATGACGCGGACGCAATCCGCGGGAATCTGCCAGGCGCTGTCCCAGTCGCTGACCGGGGTGCCGGTGATCTGGGAGAGGTCGGCGCGGACCTGGGCGAAATTCCACTGGTGCCGGCGGAGGAGGGCGTCCCGGGCCTGGCCAAAATGCAGGCGGGCGGCGCGGGCTTCCTCGGTGCTGTCTTCCTCGTAGTTGGAGACGAGGCGCGCGCCGATCTCGCTGAGGGCGAGGTTGCAGATTTCGGTCTCGGTATCCATGGAAGGGAAAGGGAAGCAGCCCGCGCCAGGCTAAGCTGGACGCGGGCTGCTCGATGGTGGTGGTCCCGATCGATCAGCCCTTGATGCGGGCGACGACCGAGAACTTCAGGGTGCAGTTGGAATTGGTGCCCACGGTCATCGCGGTGGCGTAGACCCGGGTGGGTTCCACGTTGTTGCGGTAGGGGGTGAACACGGCGTCCGGGATGGCCGCGGCGATGAACGACACGTTGCCGGCGGCGGAAAGCGCGCCGAGGTTCGCGCCGTCGCAGTAGCGGTCGGGGTTCGCGGCATCGCCGACGTCGACGGTGAGCGTGGTGCCCGGATCGGCGCTGGCGGTGATGCTGGACAGCTCCGGCACGACTACCGCGCCCGGGGGCAGGTCGAAGAGCTGGAAGGTGTCATTGGCCCCGACGGCGGAGGTGAAGGCAACCTCGACATTGTAGAAGAGGAGGATGCCGCCGTTGTCGTCGCCGTTGGTGATGCCGGCGGAGAGGCCGGTGCGAGCCGCTTCGAAGGCGGTGATGAGGTCAGACTTGGTATCAGCCATGGTCGTGGATGGTTAGTGGGTAGGTGGTGGTGTGGCTGTCAGTCTCAGGCGGTTTCGCAGGCGATCTGGACGACCTTTTCTTCCTCGAGGCGGGTGGCTCCCATGGAATACTGGCTGAGGAAGAGGACCGCGTTGTTCGACTGCGGGAGGCGGTCGATGGTGGTGGTCATGCTTTCCCAGAAGTCGAACTGCACGCCGCTCTTGGTCCAGACGTAGGCGTAATGGATGGAGGTGTCGGAGGTATCGATCAGGCCCGGGCGGGAGCTGACCTTCCAGTTGATCCCGAGGAAGCGCTTGATGCGGCCGCGCTCGTCGAGGGTGGGCGGCATGTAGTCCTTGGAGAAGAGACCGTTGTTGCCGTTGTAGGTATTGACCAGGTTGCGGAGGTAGGCCTCGAGCTTCGGGGTCATGATGCCGTAGAGCTCTTGGTCGCTGGACAGCTCGTCATCGTCGATGACGTCGTTGTCGGCGAGGATCTCCAGGGCGCGGACGATCTTGCGGGGCTCGAAGGACGAATCCGCGGCCACGCCGGTGATGACGAAGTCCTTCGCGACCTTCTGGTCGGACGGCAGGGTCGTGGCGGTGGTGCCGGTGGCTCCGGTGTAGGCGGTGCCGCCGAGGGCCTCGATGATGAGGTCGTCGATGTCGCGGCCGTAGGCGGCGGCGTGGGCCGTGGTGTGCTTGCCGCGGGGCGCGATGGTCGGCATGAGGCCGCGCTCGTCCCACTTGTCCTCACTGGTAGGAGTGGAGAACTGGCGCGGGTAGATGGCGCGCTTGGCGGTGGGCAGGTCCCGGAGCGGGATGGACTGGTAGCGGGTGCCGGTGGTCTCGATGGACTCGATGGATCCCACCTGGTTGTGGGTCTTTTTCTCGCCGGTGCAGCCGGATTCGACCATGACCATGCCTTGCAGGCGGGCCTGTTTCTGTTGCGCGAGCATGGTCCAGTTGTCATGGAACATGGTCGTGAAATGGTTCGGTACGATAAGATCAGCAGCCATAAAAATGGAGTGTGAGTGGTGGTGGTGGTGTCAGAGGCGGATTTGCTAGTTCCGGCTCGATAGTCCGCGGGAGCGGGTCGAGGCCTGCGGGATGGCGTCCCGGTGGCGGCGACTCGGCGGACAGGTCCACTCGATGGCGGGTCGGCTGTCTCGATGTCTGGGGTGACGATGCGGGATGCACGGGAAAACCCGTGAGTGTGGGGCGCAAAAAAGGCCCGGCACGCCATGGAACGCGTGCCGGGCCAGTGGATTCCCCGGGAGGAAAACCCGAAACCTCCGGGGAAAGTATCAGCCGACCGACTTGTAGAGGCCGGCGACGTAGTCCATGGCCTTGGGATCGCCGGCGGCGTATTTCTCGGACCAGTCCCGGTCCTTGCCGGTGCGGATGTCCTCGATGCGCTGGGCGGGGCTGCGGAGGTCATTGAAGCCGGGAGGCGGGCGGACGCCGTCCTCGGAAATGCGGTTCGACACGGCGAGCATCATGCGAACGAATGCGGGATCGCTGGCGAGGCGACCGACCGCGAGGGCATCGGTGATGCCGGCGGCGCCGGCGAGGGTGTCGGTGAGGTGGCGGACCTTCTGGATGCCGGTCTCGTAGCCGCCTTGGAGCTCGGTCATGAGGGATTGCAGGGCTTCCTGGAGGGATGCGGCCTGGGCGGCCTGGGCGGTGGCGGCGCGCTGGCCCTCGATTTCGAGTTGCTTGGCGACGATGGCCTGGAGGGCGGCGGCGGGGACGTGGTGCTGGTGGGCGACGGCGGCGATGCTGGCAACGGCGCTGTCGTCCCAATCGACGCCGGCGGGGAGTTCGGCGGGCTTGGCGATGCCGTAGCCTTCCGGGGCCTCCGGGACCTGTGACATTTGGCGGTAGCGGGCGACGTCTTCCGGGGTGGCATCGGCCCCGGGGTAGGTGGGGCCGGTCTTCCGGAAGTGGAGGTAGCTCTTGGCGAGGTCCTTGACGGTCTTGAAGTTCTTCAGGGCGTCGGCGGAGGGGGCGAATTCATCGCCCAGGGCGGTGTGCCAGTTCTCGCCCAGGGTGCCGTCTGCGGCGAAGTGGACGGGCGCGGATGGAGCGGCGGCGGGGGTGGCGATCGGTGCCGGGGCGGCGGCCGGCGGGGCGTCTGGTGTGGCGGTGGTCATGGTGTGGTTTTGGTTTCGGGACAGAGCTGGTCGAGGCGGGCGAGGAAGGACTCGCGGGACAGGCGGACGCCGGCGGCGTGCTTGCGGCGGATGGACGCGGCGCGCGGGGCGTAGAGCTGGCGGAAAAGATCGACCGGGGCGCTGGCGGTGGCCCAGGCGCGGTAATCGTCGGAATCCGTGCCGAATGGCGGCTCAGGCTCCGGGGCGGGGACGCTTGACGCGGGGGCCGCCGGTGATGCCGGGCGGGGCGATGCCTTCGCGGGGCTCGGCGAGCCAGCTTTCGAGGTCTTCGACAAGGGAGCGGCGACCTTCGACGGCGGCGGCGAGGTAGGGGCAGGCGCCGGATCCGGCGGCGGTGGGAACGAAACCGCGGCGGGCAGGGACGGCGGGTCCCCAGGGGCCGGCGGGAACGGAGAGGCCGGCGGCGGCTCGAAGGGCGCGGAGGACGGCTTTCCCGGCAGGGGTGTCAAAGGTGGCGTGGAGGTCGGCAAGGAAGCCGGCTCTGGCGGCGGCACGGTCTTTTTCTTGGGCGATGGCATTCTGGCGCGGGTTCGGGTTCATGGGCGGGCAGGATCAAGCGGCGGGCGGGGCCATCTGCTGGAGCTGCTGGAGACCGGCGGGGCCGCCGAGGTTTCGGACGGCGGCGCTGGCCTGCTCCATGGCGGCGGCCTGCTGGGCCTGGGCGCGGGCCTGGCGGAGGGCATCGATGTCCTCGGGACTGCGGACGAAGTCGGCGGGGAGTCCGCGGGCGCGGAAGAGGGCGGGGCCGATGGTGTCGAGATTCAGGAAATCCAGGGACGCGGGGTCCAGCGTGGCGAGGGGCTGGAGGACGGTCATAATGTCCTGGAGGTGGGCAAGCTGGGACTGCTCCAGCGCCAGGGCCATGGCGCTGGTGAACTCGACCTGGGGAGCATCGATGAAGGCACCGAGGCCGTCGCCGTTGTCCTTGAAGACAGACGCGGGCGGGGTGGGCATGGCTCCCTGGCGGAGGAGCAGGGCAAAGCTGCGGCGGATGACCTTTCCGAGGAATTCCCGGGTGAGGCCGGCGAAGATGGGGTGGAAGAGTTCCCGGGACTCGCTGACGATCGCGCGGACCTCGGTGGCGGTGGCGTCGCGGTCGAGCTGGGAAACGGCATTGAAGAGGGGGACGAAGAAGGCCTCGTCGATGGCGCGGCGCTTGTCCTGGAGGCGGTCCTTGCCGATGTCGTAGCGGCCGCCGGTCAGCCATTCCTGGGGCGCGGCGGCATTGCCGAGGCCCATGGGGTCCCAGCAGGTGAGGCCCATGGCGGCGAAGTCGATCTCGCCCTTCAGGTTGCCGGCGTAGAGGACGCGGGGGAAGGCGGCGGTCTCGGCGAGGGTGTCGAGCATCTCCTCGAGGAAGTTCGCCTGGCGGGCTTCCGGGAGGGCGTGGTAGCTCGGCGCCCAGCCGTAGGGGCTATCCCCCCAAAGTTCCCAGCGGGAGCAGGCTTCCGGGAATTCGTCGAAGCCGGACTCCTCGAGGATGAGCTGTTTCTCGATCCACAAATAGACGGAGGCGAAGGGCTTGTTGGCCTTGTCGATCTTGCGGATGTCCCGCTCTTGCCGCGGGTAGATGCAATGGCGGATCTCGATGGAATCCAGGTCCGCGGTCTGGGCGTCGGCGGCCTGCTTGCGGAGTTCCTCGGGGAATCCATCGTTCTTCCCGAAGGCGGAGACGACTTTCCGCGGGGACCATTTGAAGGTGGAGGTGAGGAGGTTCACTTCCTCCCGCTCGTCGTGATCGATGGCGAAGGTGCCGACCGGGCGGGCGCGGAAGTGGAGGCCCTGGCCATTCGCGCCGGCGAGGACCTGGGTGCAGGCGGTGCCGAAGACGCCGCGGTCCTTGTAGTGTTCATGGGCGCGGGCGTAGAAGTTGCTGGCGTAGAAGCCGCGCATGAGGCGCTCCGTGCATCGGGCGTACCAGTCGAGCGCGGCGGCATTCTGGGAAAGATCGTCCGGCGGGCGGAGGATCATCCATTGGGATCCCATGGGCGTGATACGGGCGGAGCAGCCGCGGGCGAGGATGTCGGCGGCGCGCATGGCGGTGCCGTCGTAGAGAGCCTCGACGCGGGACTGGTCCGGGGAGGAGCCGGCGGCTTCCTTCCGCTGGATCGTTCCCCTGCGGGGGTGGCACATGTCGGCCAGTTCCTGCCATAGGGAATCCCAGAGCTGGCGCTTGCCGTCGAGGGCGCTGCCGATCTGGAGGAGCTGGGTGGCGTTCGCGGGCATGGATCAGCCGAGGGTGGAACGCATGCCGGCCGGCGGTGGGGTGCGCGGGGCGAGGAGGGTTTTCGAAAAGTCGAAGCGGCCGGCCTCAAGCCGGCGCTGGTCGCGCGCCGCCTGCGCTTGGTCCGCCGCGGTGACGGAGATGGGCGGCGGGGGCTTGGAAGCGGGCGGAGGTGCGGGTGAGCTGGCCATGGCGGACGCGGGTGAGCGGGAGGCGGCCCCTGCGGCTCCAGGAAATCCACGGCAGCGGGTAGGCGGCAGCGATGTCCATGAGCGCGCAGAGGTCCCCCGCGGCGGCCCAAACGTGCCAGCAATCAAGGAAGGCCGTCCCGTGTGGGGGGCTTAAGGTCAAATGGTCCCCGTCCTCCGCCGCGGAACAGACCGGGCGGGCCATGAGGAAGGCGCGATCCGTGGAGATGACCAAGCCGTGCTGGAGGTGCCAGTCGAGGGCGACGGTCCACGGGGTCCACGGGGTGCCGCGGGCGTGGTAGGCTTCGAAGGCGGCGAGGTAGGGGGTCACGGGAGGACGATGTCCCGGGTGCGCTCCGGCTGGTGGCTGGCGGTGAGGCCGCACATGGGGGCCTCCTCGAGGCGGTAGGTATGAATCCGGACGATGCCGGGGAGGATCGCCTCATTCCGCTCGATGTAGCGGGGAATCGGGTCCGGCATGTCATAGAGTTCGCGGTGTCCGTCGAGCGGGCCGCGGTAGAATCGGAGGGAGAGGATCATCGCTTTCTTCGGGTAGAGGGACCGCCCTTGACGGAGAGCGGGGCCGGGCGGGCGTCGCCGCCGGGTATCATGTTCCGCTGGCGGGCCTCGGCGAAGGTGCGGAAGGCGTCGGCGGAGTGGGAAAATTCATCGTGCTTGGGCATTTCGCGGAGGACGCCGGAGGCGCCGGCGGGCAGTTTCTGGTAGCCTTCCAGGCAGGCGACGCCGCCGGGGCGCTCTTCGCCGGCGTGCTGGCGGGGCTTGTCGCAGTTCCCGGCGTGGAACCAGCAATGCGGAAGGACGTCGCGGGCGTGGCCGATGCCGAGCCAGACGTCGGGCGTGCGAGGGACGACGAGGACGGTGCGCTGGCGCTCGCGGAGGACCTGGGCGTAGGTCTTGCCATCGTTCGGGCTGCGGCGGTCGGCATCGTGCGGGAGGAAGTCGGCGGCGATCGGTTTTCCCCACTTCCGTTCCCAGAGGAGGAGGGCATCGACCAGGCCGGAGGCGGGGAGGCCTTCGTGCTCCATCCAGTCGAGGACGAGGTAGCCGTGCGGGTGGCAGGGCTGGATGAGCCAGGTGGAGAGGTAGTCGCTGAGGCCGATGTCGGAGAAGGTGAAGATGGGGAGTTCCCGGTAGAGGCCGATGTCGCGGATGCGGCCGCCGGCGCGGAGGTCGGCGAGTTCCTTGCCGTAGATGGCATTCTCGCTCATGGCCTCGAAGGCCTCGCCGGGGGTGCTGGGGAATTCCTTTTTCATGCCGTGGCCCTGGATGCCTTGGGTAACGTCGTAGAACATCTTTTGCTCCGGGGTGAAGGTGCGGCCCAGCTCGATCTCCAGGCGGGTGAAGTAGTCGGCGATCTCCGGCCGGAGCGGACGGGTGCCGTGGAGGACGTAGCGGGGATCCTGCCACCAGGGGAAGAAGTGGAAGCGAAAGTCCTTTTCGGTGAGGGCGTCGGGATCGGCGCGCATGCAGATATTGAGAAGCCGGTAGTTGGTGCCGGTGCGGCCGCCTTCGTGGGTGGTCTCGATGTCGCAGCGGTTCCCGGGGGTGAAGGCGTTCAGGGCGCCGTTGACGATTTCCTCCGCCTTGCCCGGGGCGCGCATGGCGACGCTGCCCAGCTCTGAAATGTGCAGGCGGTTCACGGTGCCGCCGCGGAGGGAAACGCCGCAGTAGGAGCGGGAGCCATTGCTCCAGGCGAGTTCCTCTTTGGCGCGGGTGATCAGGCGGGTGGCGCGCTTGATCTCGCGGCCGATCTTCCATGTCTCCGGGTGGAGGTCGCCGTTGTCGAGATTGTCGTAGGCGATCCGCATCATCTGGAGCTTCTTCTTGGCGTCGTCCATGGTCTTGTCCACGATGCCGGCGGTGAAGTTGCGGTTGAAGAGGAGGTCGTCGAGGTTCAGGATCTCGATGAAGGTGGAGAAGCCGAGCTTGCGGGCCTTGAGGACGTGGTTGCAGTACCAGAGGCGGTTGTAGAAAGCGCGCTGGGCCCAGTTGGGCCGGAAGGGGATGAGGCGCGCCTTGTCGTCGATGATGGTGTAGAGATTGGCGAGTCGCCAGGCGCGGGAGGCAAGGGGGCTGGAGGCGAGCGCGGACAAGGGGTCAAAGGAATTGGTCGAGCAGGATGCCGAGGCGGCGGCCGAGCTGCTTGGCGGTGGTGATGCGGTTCCCGGCGAGGATGCCGCCATCCGACCAGCGGCGGACGGTGAGGACCTTCGTGGGCATGCCGGGGATCTCGATGCGGATCTTGGCGGCGGCCGGGAGCTTGGGCGGCGGGTTGGCGGCGGCCCATTGCTCCGCCTCGGCGATCTCGCGATCCATGCGGGCGTCTGCCTGCGCGGCTCGCTGCTGGCGGAGACGTTCCTTGGCGGCGAGCTGGTTTCGGGAGAGGGAACGACGTTTGACGGCGCGGGCCTGTAAGCCTTTTGTTTTAAAGCTCATGGGGAGAAGTGTTTGCGGGGGAGTTGGAGAATACACTGTTCATTTGGAGAAGATTCCATGCAGTCGCCGCCACGACTGGATTCTGTCCGTTTCCAATGGCTTTAAGGCGGTCCATTCCATCGGCCACATCATCAGGATTTCGTTTGAGTTCGGCGTAATCATCTTGTGATAGCATCGCGCCGATTGCTCCTGAATGTTGCCGTCGGCATGATTCTTCCGAATGAGCGATTTCAAGTTGCGGAAGGTCCATGCTTTCCAGCATTGGGCCGTCGGCCTCAACAGCGACAATCCACAGGCGCTCTCCGTTCGCACACCCTCCCAGGGAGAATCCACCCAGCACCCCGTTGCGTCCCATGTAGCCCATTGCGGCCAGGTCTCCAATGACTCGGGTTGCCCCCCGAAAAGCAAGAGCTGGCGAGTTTTCCACGAAGACGAAGCGCGGTCGAACTTCGCTAATGATTCTTCGCATTTGCGACCACAGCCCCGAGCGTTCGCCATCGAGTCCCGCGCCTTTACCGGCGACGGAGATGTCTTGGCACGGGAAGCCGCCAGAGACGATATCCACCACTCCACGCCACGGCACGCCGTCGAAGGTGGTGACATCGTCCCACACGGGGAAGGGTTCGACCGTGCCGTCTTCTTGCCGCGCAAGTAGCACGTTCCTCGGGTATTCCTCGATTTCGACTGCACAGACAGTGCGCCAGCCGAGGAGTTTTCCAGCGAGTATTCCGCCGCCAGCGCCTGCGAATAGTGCCAGCTCATTGAGTTGTGATTTCATCGGTTAGGGGTGTCATCGGAAGAGAAGAAAATGAACAAGACGCAGAAGCCGATGCCGGTCAGCTTCCACTTTGAATTCAATCCGCCGCGCGGCACGGCTTTGCTTGGACGTTCTGCCCATCACCTCCAGCCTCGCCGGAGAGCTTAGAGAGTAGCTTGTCCACCGCCTTTTCCCCGAGTTCGATGGCGAGCCAGACGATCAGGGTTTCGAGCGTGTCGCGGGTTGCCTTGAGGTCAGCCGCAAGGTCTTCGATGGTGTGTTCGGTCTTCATGGTTGGTTCGGAAAAGGCCGGCACAACAAGGCCGCCGCACGCGACCTGTCCCTGCCGTTGTTACGTTTGAGGTGGGGAGTCGCCGCCATCCGGCAGGTCCGGTCGCGTGGGCGCAGCGTTCACATCCGATCCTCCGGCAAAGCGGTGCCGCCGAGGGAGGAGAGGGCTAGGGCGAGGTCGGTGATTGCCTTGGATGCCGGGTCGTCGCCGGCCAGCTTGTTGTCCTCGTCGATCGCGCGGAGGGCGTCGTATTTCTCCAGCTCGTCGTGGATCCACGCTTCGGGGTCCTGCTCGTTGCCTTCGACCACGCGGCGCTTGGTTTTCTTGATGAGGTCGGCGTTGGGGTCGTCGGGGTCGGTGGGATCGATCTTGATGAGGGGGACGCGGACGATGCGGGCGAGGAAGCGGCGCTTTTCCTCGATGGTCATGACGGACTCCCCCGCGGCGGCCTGGCGGACGGCGTCGAGGTAGGCGCGGACGTCGGCGCGCTGCTCGATCTTCTTGGCGTTGGAGCTGCTGCGGCGGTTCTTCGCGGTGAAGCCGGCCTGGAGGAAGGCATCGATGAGGGAAATGCCGCGGAGCCGGAGGTCGGCGAAGCGCTGGTGGCGCGGATCCTTGGGAAGCGGGATGTCTTTCATGGGGCGGCGGGCTGGGTGCGGTAGAGCTGGAGGGAGCGGTGGATGTCGGTGAGGAGCTGGCGGCCCTCGACGGAAAGGAGGACGCGGAAGGGCGCGGCCTGGTCCAGGACGATGAAGAGGTCCGGGTATTTCCGGAGATGCCAGACGACGGAATGGTAGGCGATGCCCAGGCGCGCGGCGATGCCGGCGATGGAGTAGGGCTCCGGCTGGTGGAGGTCCCCGTGGGCGGTGGTGACGAGGACGGCGTAGACGGGATGACTGAGGGTGTGCCGGTGGAGCGCGCGGGTGAGGAGCATGTCGTAATCCATCTTGGACAGGGAGTCCTTTGCCTTGCAGGGCCGGCGGGGCGGGCAGGCGTCCTGCTCGAGGTCGGTGTAGAAGGAAAAGACGGACTGGGTATTGAGTGACATGCGGCAAGGGATGGGTAAGGTGTCAGCGGGCGGGGACGGGCCGGGCTTCGAAGGTCCAGCCGCGGGCGGCTTCGCGGATGCGGCCGATGATGGGCCCGCCGCGGTCGGCGCTCATGTCGTCCACCAGGTGGAGCAGCGGGCGGTTGCTGGTGATGATGGTGGGCAGGTAGTGGGTTTCCCGGTGGTCGATCAGCTCGAAAAGTTTCGCCTCGAGG